ATGGGTGATAGTAATAAACCTAAAGGTAAAATAGCTCAGAAGAGTGGTGGAGCTAAACCTGATTATCTTGATTTAGATGGCGACGGTAATAAGCAAGAGCCAATGAAAAAAGCAGCTAAAGAAAAATAAAATGAGTTGGGCTAGCTACAGGCAAGAACGTGGGTTAGGTGATTTTATTGAAAATAGAATAACTCGACCTACAGGTATAAAAGCAGTTGTTGATGCTGTATCTAAAGGTTTAAACGTTCCGTGTGGTTGTGAAGGTAGGAAAGAGGCTTTAAACAGAATGCTGCCATTTAATAAAAATAAATGATAAAACTAAACAGCAAAGGTTTTGCTATGGGCCCAAGTCCATATCAAACCACTAACACACCTATTTATCAAAGAGATTTAGGACCTGGTGTACTAGGTGAATCTCTTAGAAACGGAGTTATAATACTTAATGAAAAGCTAGACCCTAAGTTTCATAATGAAGTTAAAGGTCATGAAGAAGTACATGTAGCTCAAATGAAGTCTGGTGAACTAGATTACGATGATAACTATGTATACTGGAGAGGTGAAACAATACCTAAGCATAGCGCCAGAGCTTTGTCGGGTGATCCTAAAAAATTAGGGTATGAAGCACAAGCTTACCAATTATCTGGCACAAAATATAAAGACACTAAATATAACGTATAAAATTAAAACTATGGCATTTAAAATGAGAGGTCTTGAACCTATAAACCAAAGAGCTTCTGCGGGAAAGGTAAAAAGACAAGTAAGAAGAGCAATGCGTAAAGGTTACGATTACGATGTTGATATGAACACCGGAGAAGTAACACGCGGAGCTAGAGTTAATCCAAAAGATGTTAAGCTAGATCCACTTGGACTAGGCTCAACTGGTAAAGCTCGTAGACAAAGAGCTAAAGATGTAGCTGCTGCATACGAGGCTAATCAACCTATTTTTAGAGATGAAGACGCGAGTCATTCTGTAAGAAGAAAGAAAACAGAAGGTTTGTTTAACACTGTAGATAAGAAAATTGTAAAAGGATCTTATGATGAAGGTGTTGAAACAGTAATTAAACAACCAGGTGATGGGCCTAGAATGAGAAATGCATCAGCCATAAACCAAACTAGCATTGAGACAACTGGTGGTTATCAAGTAAGTGATGAGGATAGAGCAATAATTGAGGCAACTGAAAAAAGACTACAAGCTCAAGCAACAGCTCAAGCAGAGGCAAAAGCTGATAAAGATGTTAAAAATAATCCTCTTAAAAACAGAGAAACAAGAAATTACGAATCTACAGTTACTAACATTAGACAAGCTAAAACTCCAGAAGAACTAGCTGCATTGGAAGCTTCAAAAGGTCAACCAGGAAGAGGTAGATTTAATGTAACCAAAACAGGTAAAGCTACTCGTAGCAAACTAGAACCTCTTAGTGCTTTAAACATAGATCCAGTAGGTCCTGTTGAATTTAAAACCCCAGCCCCATCAGCTGATGTTAAAATACCAGTACCAACAACACCTGGTAAAAAACCAGATATGACTATTTCTGGTGGATCTATCTATAAGACTAAAGATAAGTCAAAAACAAAAACTCCTAAAGACACTATGTTTAGAGATGTTGATGGTGATGGTAATGTTGTTACTAGAACTGTTGATAAAATAGGTCAAGGTGTTACTAATTTAGTAGACAACATAGGTGATTCTATAGAAAGAGGTAAAAGAAAAAGAAAAACAAAGAAACGATCAAGAAACGTGTCAAGAGGAAATTGTCCTCCATGTCCTCCATGTAATTAATATGAGTATCAAGGGTTATAAAAAAAATAGTCCCGACGTTAATAAACCATATAATGTTATTCCCGGAGGTCATATAACTATGAAAGGTGTTAAGTTTAAAGTACTTGGCACTGATGATAGAGGATATACAAAAGTAATGTATCCTGGTCATGACTATATATTTCCAGGTGCTAAGTATGTTGTTGAAAAGAAAATGTAATGAGTGATAAGAAAAAATTTAAAGATACTAAAGTCGGTAAATTTTTGTTAGGTAAATCAGGTCTTGTAAATGCCATAGGAGATGTGATGCCAGACAAAGGCTTATTAGGTTTAGTTAAAAACTTAATACATAATGATCCAGACATACCACCTCAGGATAAAGAAACAGCGTTAAAACTACTAGAGCAAGACATGATTGAAATGCAGGAGGTATCTAAAAGATGGTCTTCAGATATGAGTAGTGATTCATGGCTTAGTAAAAATACTAGGCCCTTAACGCTTATATTTTTAACTATATCTTTAGTTATATTAATAATACTAGAAAGCGCAAACATGCAGTTCGACGTAGACAACAGTTGGGTAGATTTATTAAAATCACTCTTAATAACAGTTTATGTTGCATACTTTGGTTCGCGTGGAGCGGAAAAGTTTAAAAGTATAAGTAATAATAGAAGTAAGTAATAATCAATTTAAATTTAATAAAATGGCAAAAACAAAAAAAATTACAAAACAAGAGTTAGAAAAAGTTGTTGAACAACAAAAAGAAGTTAACACTTTTCTAAATCAACTTGGTGTTTTAGAAAGCAATAAACATATTGTACTACATAGATTAGATAAATTAAACGAAAAAGTTGAAGAGACTAAAGCTATGTTAGAAAGTAAGTATGGTGCTGTAAACATTAATCTTGAAGACGGAACTTATACAGAAATAGAAGACAAAAAATAAAATGGATTCTATTATAAGAAAAATAAGTATAGGTTCTGATTACAAGAACGATGCAATGCATTATTCTGTTGGTCAAGAGGTTTACGGTGGTCACACTATATCTCATATACTTTTAGAGCCAGATAACTCTTATAATATTTTTATAAAAAAAAATAATGCGGTATTGCCATGGAAAAAATTTAATTCTAACATGGCAATATCCATTGAATATGATTTACAGTATTAATGAAATCTGTACATGATTTTATAGTGATGCCAGTTGGTGATCGCTATAATAACCATTTAGAAGTTGGTGACAAAAAATTAATATTAAATTCTACTGTTGAAGATCATAAGTTTATAAACAGAAAAGCTGTTGTAATATCAACACCGACATCAATAAACACACCAATAGAAGAAGGTGACGAAGTTATTATACACCACAATGTATTTAGAAGTTATTATAACCAGCAAGGTAAAAAAGTTGATAGCAGTAAGCTTTTAAATGAAGATCATTTTTTTTGTCAACCAGATCAAGTTTATTTGTATAAAAGACTTGTTAAATGGTGCACTGTTGGGAAAAGATGTTTTGTAAAACCTTTAGAAAACAAATCTGATTTAAGAGACAAAAAAACTCTAAACAACGTAGGTGTTGTAAGATATAACAATAGCTTGCTAGAAGCTCAGGGAATAACCGAGGGAGACTGTATAGCGTTTAAAAACAATAGGGAATTTGAATTTGTTATTGATAATGAGCTGTTATATTGTTTACACACTGACGACATTTTAATTAAATATGAATATAAAGGAGACAAAAAAGAATATAATCCAAGCTGGGCAAAGAGCAGTTGATGAGTTAATAAAGGTAGCTAAAGAACCTATTGTAGATTCGGATGACGATATATCTGCTGATCGTTTAAAAAACGCAGCGGCAACAAAAAAATTAGCAATATTTGACGCTTTTGAAATACTAAATCGTATTAAAGAAGAAGAAGATATGTTAAATGAAAAACCAAAAAAAGAAACTGAAAAAAAATCTTTTGGTGGTTTTGCTGAAGGAAGAGCTAAATAATGTATAAGCAAGATTTATATAAAATACTATCTGAACATATAAAACCTAATATTCTTAAAAAAAGAAATAAGAAAAAAGATTGGGAGTATGGATATAACAAGGAGCATGATATGATTGTTATATCAAAAACAGGTAAGATAGGAGAAATTTATGAAATACAAAATCTTAAAATAGCTTTACCGTTAGAAGAAAATGTACATGAGTTCGAAAACAATAAATGGACCTTTATAGATCTACCTAAAGAATTAAAAAGAATAAAAACTATTTTTGACTGGGAAAAATATCCAGTTGATTTTAAAGAAAAATGGTATGACTATATTGACACAGAGTTTGAAAGGCGTGAAAAAGGTTTTTGGTTTTACAACAAAGATCGGCCTATATATCTTACTGGTTCTCACTATGTCTACCTGCAGTGGTCCAAGATTGATGTTGGGAAACCAGACTTTAGGGAAGCAAACAGATTATTCTTTATCTTTTGGGAAGCTTGCAAGGCAGATACAAGATGTTACGGGATGTGCTACCTTAAGAACAGACGTTCTGGGTTTTCCTTTATGGCATCAGGAGAGGTTGTTAATTTGGCAACCATATCAAGTGACTCTAGATATGGTATATTATCCAAGTCTGGGCCGGATGCTAAAACCATGTTCACAGATAAGGTGGTACCCATATCGGTTAATTACCCCTTCTTTTTCAAACCGATTCAGGACGGTATGGACAGACCAAAGACCGAGTTGGCGTACCGAGTACCAGCCAGTAAATTCACGAGGCGTAAGATCCTCGCAAACGAACCACAGGAACAGTTACAGGGATTGGACACCACCATCGACTGGAAGAACACAGGTGATAACTCCTACGACGGTGAGAAACTCAAACTCCTCGTACATGACGAATCGGGTAAATGGGAAAGGCCGAACAACATCCTCAACAACTGGCGTGTTACAAAAACAACATTAAGATTAGGTAGTAGAGTTATAGGTAAATGCATGATGGGATCTACGAGCAACGCTCTAGACAAAGGTGGTGATAATTTTAAAAAACTATATTATGACTCAGATGTTACAAAAAGAAACGCCAATGGACAGACTCGCTCAGGACTATATAGTTTGTTCATACCTATGGAATGGAACTACGAGGGATACATCGATTCTTATGGCGTACCTATATTCGAAACACCAAAAGATGAAAAATACGGGCCACACGGTACTAAAATAGATCAAGGTGTTATAGAGTATTGGCAAAACGAAGTTGATGGTTTAAAGCAAGATCAAGATGCTTTAAATGAGTTTTACAGACAGTTTCCAAGAACAGAACAACACGCTTTTAGAGATGAGGCAAAAGCATCACTTTTTAATCTAACAAAAATATATGAGCAAGTAGATTTTAATGAAGATGTTAAAAATAACAAGTCTATAACTATAGGTAATTTCGCTTGGTTAAATGGACAAAAAGATACGCAAGTTGTATTTTACCCAAATAAAGATGGTAGGTTTCATATATCATGGATACCTCCTAGATATTTACAAAATAAAGTAATATTAAAAAGAGGTTATAAATATCCTGGTAATGAACATGTTGGTGCATTTGGTTGTGACAGCTATGATATATCAGGTACAGTAGACGGTAAAGGATCTAATGGATCTTTACATGGTTTAACTAAATTTAGTATGGAAGACGCGCCTACTAATTGTTTCTTTTTAGAATATATAGCTAGACCACAGACTGCTGAGATATTTTTTGAAGACGTACTTATGGCTTGTGTTTTTTATGGCATGCCATTACTTGCTGAAAATAATAAACCTAGACTTTTGTATCATTTTAAAAGAAGAGGTTATAGAGGATTTTCTATGAATAGACCTGATAAATTAAAATTATCTTTAACAGAAAGAGAGATAGGTGGTATACCAAATTCTAGTGAAGATATGAAGCAAGCACACGCTGCGGCTATAGAGACATATATAGAAAACAATGTAGGTTTAACACCTAATGGATATGGAAACATGTATTTCCAAAGAACATTAAACGACTGGGCTAAATTTAATATTAATAACAGAACAAAGCATGACGCTTCTATTAGTTCTGGTTTAGCTTTGATGGCTTGTAATAAAAATAGATATAGACCATCACCTGAAAAAACTTTAAAATCTGTTAATTTAGGTATTAAAAAATACAACAATAAAGGAGAGATTTCAAAAATAATACAATAGATGAATATATATACAAATCCAAATAGCTCCTTTCCTAGTCAGGTAGTACCAGACGAAGAAAAGAACAGTTGGGAATATGGCCTGAAAGTTGCTCAAGCTATTGAAGGCGAGTGGTTTCGTGGAGATAGAGGCTTAGGCAATGGTGGTAGATTTGGTAATAACTGGCAATGGTTTCATGATTTAAGATTATATGCTAGAGGTGAACAATCTGTACAAAAATATAAAGATGAGTTGTCAATAAACGGTGACTTAAGCTATTTAAATTTAGACTGGAAACCTGTTCCTATTATACCTAAGTTTGTAGATATTATAGTTAATGGTATGGCTCAAAGAGTTTATGATATAAAAGCATATGCTCAAGATCCAGAATCTGTGCAAGAAAGAACTAAGTATGCAGAAGCTATAATGCGTGATATGTACGGTAAAGACTTGTTGATGGAAACACAGGAGAAAACAGGTATGAACTTTTTTAATGTTGCAGATCCTGACGCTTTACCTGGTTCACAAGAAGAATTAGATTTACATATGCAGCTTAATTATAAGCAAGCTGTAGAAATAGCTGAGGAAGAGTTAATATCAAATGTATTTGCTAAAAACAAATATGATTTAATAAGACGTAGAGTTTTAAATGATTTAGTTACAATAGGTATAGGTGCTTCTAAAACTGAGTTTAATAAATCTAATGGTATACAAGTTGAATATGTAGACCCTGCAAACATGGTTTACTCTTACACAGAAGATCCTAATTTTCAAGACATATACTATGTTGGTGAAGTAAAAGCAATTACATTAGAAGATTGTAAGAAATTGTTTCCTTGGTTAACGCCATCTGATTTAAAAGAAATTGAAAAATACCCAGGTAATGCTAATTACCAAAGAAGGTATTATGGTCAAGATGATCAGTATAATACTGTTAATGTTATATTTTTTGAATATAAAACATATCAAAACCAAGTATTTAAAATTAAACAAACTGATCAAGGGTTAGAAAAAGCTTTAGAAAAAACAGACGAATTTAATCCGCCAGAAAGTGATAACTTTGACAGAGCTCATAGAGCTATAGAAGTTTTATATAGTGGTGCTAAAATACTAGGTCACGAAAAAATGTTAAGATGGGAGCTAGCTAAAAATATGACTAGACCTAATTCTAATTTAACTAAGGTTAATATGAATTATACTATATGTGCTCCTAAAATGTATAAAGG